TGACTACCTTTCTAAAGCAACACGGCACAGACAACATCTTGCGTGTTGGTGCGGTTGCCGCAGTAAACAACAACGCCGCTGTGTTTGATTTTGTACAGCCTTACATAATTCCAGAAAAGAACTGTGTAGGCGCAAGCGCAATCGGAGCCGCCGCAAACAACGCAGTGAGTTCGTACTTCAACATCATCTTGATCAAAGACGGCCCTTGATATGCCAAGCAAATCACCATCCCAAAAGCGTTTGATGGAAGCCGCCGCCCATACCAAGGGTGGCTTTGGTGGTGTGCCTCAGAAGGTCGGCAAAGAGTTTGTCAAAGCCGACAAGAAGTTAAAAGAAGGTGGTCTGTATGCCAACATTCATGCAAAACGCGAAAGAATCGCTGAAGGCTCTGGGGAAAAAATGCGCAGAGTTGGGAGCGAAGGTGCTCCAACGGATAAAGCCTTCAAGCAAGCCGCCAGAACAGCCAAAATGAAGAGCGGAGGCGTGAGCCTCGCTATCGGTCGCGGTGAGAAGCTACCTGCCGACAAAGGTGCTGGTTTGACAGCAAAAGGTCGTGCCAAGTACAACCGTGAGACTGGTTCAAATTTAAAGGCTCCACAACCCCAAGGGGGCTCGCGTAGAGACTCATTTTGCGCGAGAATGGGGCCAGTAGCAGAGAAGAGCGAAAAGGGCAGTCGATCACGCGCATCGATGCAACGGTGGAATTGCCCCGGCTGGTAATAGGGAACTCAAATGGCGTACTCAGATACATACGGTCAGACAGTCAACGTCCAAACCCTGATCGATCATGGTGCAAGACGTGCAGGCAAACTCGCTGAAGAGTTGACCTCTGAGCAACTCGTTTCCGCTCGCCAGTCACTTGGCTTCTTGCTTCAGCGCTTGATCAACATCGGAATACAGTATTTCGCCATCGATAAGGTCGTTTTGGGCGTTTCTGCGAACAATTACATATACAGCCTACCCGCAGGTGCAAACGACGCTCTAAACGTGCTCTATCGCAAGATGAGCCGCCCTTCTTGCAGTTACTCTAGCTCCGCTGGTGGTGTGGTCGGCAACGTGGGTGATAACGACGTAGATACGTTCTGCCAACAGACCAGCACAAATGGCAACATTTCAGCCAATTTTGGGACAAACAACCCAATCTATGCTGGCTCAATCGGTATCTTGCCCTATGTGGCAGGTGGCGGAAGCGCTACTTGGACGCTGACGCTTGAGTATTCGACAGATAACAGCACTTGGACGACGCTGGAGAGCCTCGGAACGGTGTCTGTCACTGACAACCAGTGGATTTGGACGGATATAAACCCGGGTCAAGACGTCCAGTACTACCGTGTCCGTGCATCTAACGGTACGACTCTGGCTTTGCGTGAGTTTTTCGTGGGAAACAACTCCACTGAGATCACCATGTCTCGCCTAAACCGCGACGACTACACCAATCTGCCAAACAAGAACTTCACAGCGAACCAACCCTTCCAATTCTGGTTTGACCGCACGATTCCTTTGCCTACACTCTACTTGTGGCCTGTCCCTAGCGACCCATTTGTGCAGATCACCGTGTGGTACAGCAAGCAGATCATGGACGTTGGTGCTTTGACTGACGAGCTGTACATCCCCACGCGCTGGTATGAGGCAACTTTGATGATGCTGTCCCATAGGATGGCTCTGGAACTGCCGGGTGTCGATCTCCAGCGCATCCAGTACCTTGAAGGACAAGCCGAGAAGTATCTGAACGAAGTTGAGCAGGAAGAGCGTGACAAGTCTCCGATCTACTTCGCCCCTAACATCAGCGTGTACACAAGATAATGCCAATCTTTCTGGACACTCGTGGAAATGCTACTTTATCGATAGCGATCTGTGATCGTTGCAAGATGAAGCGTGACCACGACCAGATGAGGCCCGATCCCAATTTCCCCGGCCTCCAAGTCTGTGGGCAAGGCTGTGCAGATGAGCTTGATCCCTATAGACTTCCAGCCCGAAAAACTGAGAGAATAACGATCAGATTCCCGCGTCCTGACGTGAGCGTCGCCGCCAATGACAACAACATTGTTACGACCCAAAACGGTATCACTGGTGGTAGCTTTATCATCTCGACTGAGGGGAACACTCAGGATCCTGAGAACAACGGTAACCTTGACCAACTGAGCCCATAATATGTCCGCACAAGTAACGATTACCCAACTACCACAAGCTGGCGCGATTACAGGCAGTGAGCTCGTACCTATCGTTCAGAATGGTCAGACCGTACAGACAACAACTGGCGCTATTTCGGCTTCCCCTAGCCAGACATACCAGTACCTAACCGCTATCCAAACTCCCCAACTGCCTAACAGCCGATACATGTCTGCTGGTACTGGTATTGGGTTAACCAATGGTGGCGCACAGAACCCATTTACTGTTTTCTTGAACGGTACGTCAGGAAGCCTTGAAACGGCTGGTAACGGGATTATTGCTAAGGTGAGTGGGGTAGTCGTCCCACGCACGATTACAGCCTCTGGAAGCGGTTTAAGCGTCACCAATGGTGATGGCGTATCAGGTAACCCAACTGTTGCTTTGTCAGGTCTCTCAGCCGCGCTTGCGACTGTAAGTGGGACTGGTTTGATCAACGTGGTGAGTGGTTCGAGCGCAGGTAGCGTAAGCATCATCGGAACGGCTAATCAAATCAGCGTGGCGAACGGAAACGCTTCTGCTGGTAACCCAACAATAAGTTTGGCAGATAACGCGGTGATGCCCGGTGTTGCTGGCATGACCATCCCCAAAGGCACAACCGCTCAACAACCAGCAGGCACTGATGGTCAGTTCCGCTTTAACACCACCACCTCCACCTTTGATGGCTACGCCGCAGGTTCTTGGAGGCAGTTCTCCCTTGCTGGTGGCGTTACTACTTTCAGCGCTGGAACAACTGGTCTAGCCCCTTCTGCGGCTACCTCTGGTGCTATCACGCTGTCTGGAACGTTGAACGTTGCAAGTGGCGGTACAGGTGCGAACTCCTTGTCTGGTTATCTGTTTGGAAATGGTACAAGCGCGGTTACTGCTGTAGCGACTATTCCTAATGCTGGACTGACAAACAGCTCAGTAACGATCAATGGAACCTCTGTCAGCTTGGGTGGCTCTATTACGGTCACAGCTACTGCATCGAATGCTTTGTCCATAGGTACTGGTCTATCAGGTACTTCCTACAACGGTTCAGCCCCTGTCACGATTGCCATCGACTCGACTGTAGCCACGTTGACTGGTTCACAGACCCTGACCAACAAGACAATCAGTGGCACAACCAACACTCTGTCAAACATTGCCAACGCAAGCTTGACAAACTCGTCCTTGACGATTGGTACAACAACAATTTCCTTGGGCGGTTCTAGCGCTACGCTAGGTGGTCTAACTTCTGTTGCTGTCACGCAAGATCCAACAACTGCGCTTCAAGTTGCAACTAAGCAATACGTTGATACTTTGGTGTCTTCTGGCATCACGTATCACACGCCAGTCAAGTACGAAGTTCCTGACTCAACAGGTAACTTGAATGCCACCTACAACAATGGTGCTTCGGGTGTTGGTGCTACGCTGACCAATGCAGGTACTTTGGTTGCGTTTACGCCAGATGGAACGGTTGCTTCCGTCAATGATCGTATTTTGGTGTACAACCAGACTAACCAAGCTGAGAACGGTGTCTACGTCGTCACGACAGTTGGTAGTGGTTCAGTTGCATGGGTTCTGACTCGTGCTTCTGATGCTGACACGTATGCTTTGAAAAATCCTAATGGATTGGGTAATGGAGACGCTTTCTTCATTACTTCTGGTGCTACGGGTGCTGGCGAGACATACGTGTGCAACACCGTTGGTGTGATCACGTTTGGTACGACTGCGATTACCTTTGTCCAGATCTCTGCGTCTCAAGTTTACTCTGCTGGCACTGGTCTGACCCTCACAGGTACGCAGTTCAGCATCACCAACACAGCAGTTACAGCCGCTTCGTATGGATCTGCCACTCAAGTTGGTACATTTACAGTCAACGCTCAAGGTCAACTGACTGCCGCGGCTAACACTACAGTGACCCCTGCGGTTGGTTCTATCACTGGTCTTGGTACTGGTGTAGCAACGTTCTTGGCAACACCTACTAGCGCTAACTTAGCGGCGGCGGTGACGGATGAGACTGGCTCTGGTGCTTTGGTCTTTGCGACTAGCCCAACACTGGTCACTCCAGCCCTCGGAACACCATCTTCGGCTACCCTGACAAACGCTACAGGACTACCCCTCACAACAGGCGTAACAGGTACACTACCGATTGCAAACGGTGGTACGAATTCAACAGCTACAGCAACAGCAGGCGGTGCGGTTTACGGAACTGGAACTGCATTCGCTTTTACTGCGGCAGGAACGGCTGGACAGGTATTAACATCGACAGGAGCAACTGCACCGACATGGTCGGGCATCTCTGGTGGAACTTTCTAAGGAAACGATAATGGCACAAGCAGGCTTTACACCAATTCAGCTTTATTTCAGCACCACCGCGGCGGCTGTACCGACCTCTGGCAATCTTGCAAATGGCGAGTTGGCGATCAACATTACTGATGGCAAGCTGTACTACAAGAGCAATGCTGGCGTAGTGACTCTGCTTGCTGGCGCAACGGCTGGCCCAGCAGGAGGCTCCAACACTCAGGTACAGTTTAACAGTTCAGGTGCGTTGGCTGGCTCTGCCAACATGACCTTTAATGGAACCACACTGACAGCAGGTGGCTTGACATCTAGTGGCGTACTTGATGTAAACGGTACAACAGATTCCACAAGCATCACTACAGGTTCAGCAGTGATTGACGGCGGCGCTGGTATTGCCAAGAGTTTATTTGTGGGTGGCAACGCCACTATCACCAAGGACACCGCTACGTCCTTCCTACGTTTGCAGTCGCTGGCCCCTTACGGTTTCCCCGGGGATTACTCAATCACGGCTGGAGGTCAGTCAACCCCTGCGTTGACCATTTCAGACAACACCGCTGGGCAAGAGCGGTTGAATTTTCTTACTGGCGAAACTGTGTTCAACGAAGCTGGTGCAGATCAAGATTTCCGCATTGAGTCTGATACTGAAGGCAACATGTTTTTCTTGGATGCTGGCAACAACCGCATCGGTTTTAAGACCAACACCCCAGTTAGCTACCTAACAGTTGGTGGAGCCTACGATCAGTTTTTGACTTTTCAAGATTTCCGCACAAATCCAAGTGGTACTTACGACAGCTACATGGCTTGGCAATCGTTTGGTACGACCCCATTGCTTTTGGGCTTCACGCAAAACGATTACAGCAACATCAATCGCAGGTTCTTTATTAAGTACTCAAATGACAATGTTCCTACTTATTACGAGCGAATGGGTATTGGATTCTATGAAACAGTATTCAATGAAAATAGCATAGACGTTGACTTCCGTGTTGAGTCCGATGCAAACACTCACATGCTGTTTGTTGATGCGTCGAGCAACGTAGTTAGCATTGGCTCAAGTGCCACAAATGCTTGGTCTACATACATTCCGCTTCAAATTGGCAGTTCAACTTTTGTAACAGACACTGGCGCTGGTGCTACTTTTTCTCAATTTGTTCATGGCGCAATCTTTAATGGAGCAACTTGGAATCAGTTATACACAGACGTAACTGCTTCGCGTATTGAACTTAGTGGCATTTCAACTGGATCAATACAAAACTTTTACACCGCCAATAACGTAACTGCGGGTACAGCAACAACGCAAATCCTCAACCTGACGCTTTCCCCAACTGCGGCTGTTTTTAACGAAGACAGCCGTGACATAGACTTCCGTGTTGAGTCAGATAGCAACACGCATGCTCTTTTTGTTGATGCAGGTAATAGCGTAGTTCAAATCAACAATTCAACCCCAGTTGTTAGTTGGACTTCTGGCCGCGCCATGGATGTCGGGATTGCGCAAACTGGGGTTACTTACCCCGGCCTTTCCGCATACGCTTATAGCAGTGCTACTGGTAATTCAGCAGGCGGCATGATTATTCTTGGCCGCAGTGGTAGCAACACCGTTGGAACCACATCCGCCACATCAAACGGGGATGCGATTGGTTATCTTAGTTTTGAGGGGGTAGGCACTAATAATAGTGGTTATGTTTCTGGTGTTTACATGGCCGCAGTTCAAGATGGCGCTGGTGGGGCGACGTCCATCCCGGGGCGCCTCGGGTTTTTTACTGGGACTGCAAGTTCTACCCCAGTTGAACGGTTCCGCGTTGGCTCTACTGAAGCGGCATTTAATGCAATAGGCGCTGACTACGATTTCCGTGTTGAGTCTGACGCTAACGCATACATGTTCTTTGTGGATGCGGGTAATAACGCAATTGGTATTAACGACTCTTCGCCATCGTATCAAATGGATTTTGGTGGTGGCACTACTGTCAGTCGCCGCATTCAATTGCAACGTGGTTCTGACGACTCTAACCAAAATATGTTGCTTGGTTGGAGCGGTATCGACGTAACTCGTACTAGCAATGGGCTTGGTACTGCGCAATCCACATTTAGCCTTAACCAAGTTGGATCAGACGGTACTCGAAATGTACTTTTTGTTACTACTGATGGCGGTATTACTCTTAATGAAGATAGCTACGATGCTGACTTCCGTGTCGAGTCCGACGCTAGCACCCACATGCTGTTTGTTGATGCTGGAACAAACACGGTTAACATCAACACGCCTTCTCCAATGGGCAATGCAAAACTTGGTGTGTACGCCGCTAGCGGAATTAGCCAAGTCAATCAGGGCGTGGCTGGTAATTCCCAAGGTAATCCACAGTGTGCTCGTGTTGTCCGTTTTGTCACGGCTACTGGCACAAACCTTAAGTTGATAATTCCATTCTTATCACAAGGTAGCTTGAACAGCACAACAATTTGCCGTTTAATGGGTCACAACGCCCAATACAATATTCCTGCGCCACAGGGTTTTGAAGTTACATTTGCTGTTGGGCATTTGAATGCTTTGTATAGCCTTGCCTCATGGGGAACTGGCGGTACTTTTTCCAGCATTACAACCAGCGGCATGAACGTAGAGATTACTTTTAGTTCATCCTACGGCACAGTGTACGGTGAAGCTGGTGGCATGTTTATCACGTTGGAATATATGTCTAACAATCTTAGTTATTCAATCCAGCCAGACAGCATTGTCATGGCTTAACCCCGAAAGGAAATCATCATGTCTCAAGTAACTCTCACATGGGCTGTCAACAACATGACCCGAGTCGTCGATGACGGCTTTGTAGTCGTTGTTGATTGGTCTTGCACCGCCTCGGCAACGGGCGTCAATGGCGCGTTCTACGGTGGTCAAACCACTTATAAGAACGATCCTAGCGAACCTAGCTTCATCCCCTACGACCAACTGACACAAGAGATTGTGTTGGGCTGGGTATACGCCGCTTTGGGTGACCAAAAGGCTGAGATTGAAACTACGCTGACCGCCAAGGTTCAAAAGCAGTTGAATCCCACAACTGCTAATGGAGTGCCTTGGAATCCTGCTCCAGCACAAGCATAAAGTAACGGGAAGCCACCACCCGATCTTGGTGGCAATTTAAAAGGAAACATCATGGGAAACGAAAAAAAGACCCCTGTGACAATCGACGGTGTAGAGTACAAGTACGAAGACATGACAAAGCAACAGCAGATGTTGCTCAACCATGTTGCTGACTTGGATCGTAAGTTGGACTCAGCAAGATTCAATGTGGATCAGTTGCAGGTAGGCAGAGATGCTTTCTTCAGAATGCTGAAGGATGCGTTAGAAGCAAAGCCTGAAGTTACTGATGTAGTAGCAAACTAAAAAAGAGCCACCTTCGGGTGGCTTCTTCAAGGGAATTTTATGGAATCGGTGGATACAAAATTGGCTGTACATGAAGCTATCTGCACAGAGCGGTACAACAGTATCGACCGATCCCTGCGCGATGGGGACAAGCGCATGACGAAGATTGAGTACCTCTTGTATGGGGTGATCGTGTGCGTACTGTTTGGCCCCGGAGTCGCTGGCGAGTTGGTTAAAAAGATTTTGGGGCTTTAGTTCTCGACTAAAAAGCAGTTTAGATTTTTTGGATTTAGTCATGATCCCAATAGACCCGATAACAGCGTTAGAAGGACTACAGAGTGCAATCAGCGTAGTCAAGAAGGCTAGTAAGGTCGCAAGTGATCTAGCAGGCTTAGCTCCATCCATTTCGCGGCTTTTCGATGCCAAGAGTACCGCTACCAAGGCGATGCTTCAGGCAAAGCGCACTGGCGGTAAATCTAACCTTGGTGCGGCGCTACAGATCGAGATGGCGCTTGATGAGGCCAAACGGTTTGAAGCCCAATTGCAACTGCTGTTCATGCAGGCGGGACGCATAGACGTGTGGAATTCGGCAAAAGCTCGGCAAGCTGAGATGGATCGAGATGATGCCAAGGCAATGGCAGAGTTGAAGGCTGAAGAGAAGAAGCGCAAAGAAGACGAACAAGAGCAGATGGCGTGGGCTATTGGCGTTGTTGTGATCGTGATGCTACTTGGCGCAGTTGGCTGGGGCATTGCTGAGATACAAGATTACTGTGCCAAGACAAGGTGTGGTCGGTGAATGAGTACCAGAAACAGTTTGATTTGTTTCTCAAAGTGTTCGTCAGGCTGTGCGTGGCTTGGTATGTCGTTGGTTTTTTGCGCTTCCTGCCTGATGAGTTAGCCGACAAGGTCGTGACCAAGATATTGGGGATGTTTGGACTATGAGTGAAGAAAAGCCAGCAGATGTACTAAGCAAGGTTCTGTCCTATGTGGATAGCCCATTCAAGCTGTTTGCGTTGATCCTTATGGCGGTATTTGCATTCTCTGGCTACTTTGTTTGGCAGAACCAAGCTTTTCTATTTGAGGCATACAAGGAAAACAAGAAGCTTCCAATGATCGCAGAGGACAGGGCTGAGGATGTTGTGGCTCATCTGTTCAAGAACACAGACGCAACGGTGGTCGCTATATTCAAAGTCAACCCACTGTTTGGCACAAGAGTTCTGTTTCGAGCCTACACCAGAGAAGGTAGAGATAAAACGCATGACGGGCTAGATGTTGGGCTGTTCACGCAGAGTTCAGCCAACAACCGTGATGTGATTGCTTTGATGGCTAACGAGATACCTTGCAGTGAATACGCTACAGCTCAAAGCGAAATTGGGCTTTGGTACATCGAGAAGGGTGTTACCTTTGGATGCCGTGCAAGTGTGCCACCAGAGCAAGGCAGGTTTGTTGGGCAGATCACCGTTGGTTGGGACAAGGAACCCAAGGACATCACCAAGGCAATAAGCATGTTGCAGATTGCAAGTACCATGCTGAGTAAAAGCAAACAGTAAAGGACGACTATGGCTCAGTTTGAACCAGCTTTTGAGCTAATGATCAAGGATGAGGGCGGCTACGTTCTCCACGACGTTGAAGGCGACACAGGTGGTATGACCTACGCTGGTATTGCCCGTAACAAGAACCCACAGTGGAATGGCTGGGCGCTTGTGGACAAAAAGGAATTCGGTGGCTCCCTGACAGGTATGGTGCGTGAGTTCTACCGTGTCGAGTTCTGGGACAAGATGCGTGGCAATGAGATCAATAACCAAGACGTAGCCAACACCATCTTTAACTTTGGGGTAAATGCTGGCATGGGCATGGCTGTAAAGCTCGCCCAATTGGTCGTTGGGGCTACCCCTGATGGCGGAATAGGCGCCAAAACGGTCGAAAAGCTCAACCAGATCACTGACGGACAGCGATTCAAAGAGTCCTATGCCTTGGCAAAAATTGCCCGTTACGCTGAAATTTGCAACAAAAACAGATCTCAGTCTAAGTTCTTGCTGGGATGGATCAACCGCACATTGAAAGGTTTGGCATGAGCTTACTAGGCGTTGGATCAATTATTGAAGCCGTTGGCAAGGTTGCAGGCGACCTGATCACCACTGACAAAGAGAAGATGGAGATGGAGATTGAGCAACGAAAGCTTGATCTTGAAGAGAAGAAAATCGACCAAGCTACAAACTTAGCTCAGATCGAGGTTAACAAGGTTGAGGCGGCGTCCTCTAGCGTGTTTGTCTCTGGCTGGCGACCTGCCATTGGCTGGATCGGTGTGGCGGCTATGGGCTACCAGTTCCTGCTCTACCCTCTTTTCCAGTGGGCTTGGAAGTACTTGCAGGCTATGGGTTGGGTTCCTGTCGGGATGGAGCCTCCTCCCGTCCTTGACGCTGACCAGCTCTGGGTCATCCTCTCGGGCATCCTCGGTATTGCTGGTATGCGCTCTTTTGAGAAGACTAAGGGTGTGGCAAGCAAGTAACCTTGTCACAAGTTAAAAGGCATACTAAAATGTCCCAACGAATCTACGAGGTGAACGCATGACGACCGCAAGTGTTATGACCTATGACAGCTTGGTCGAAAACATCCAGTCCTATCTGGAGCGTACAGACCCTGCCACAATCGAGAAAATCCCTCTGTTCATCATGCTTGCTGAGCAGGTTATCGCCTCTCAGATCAAGTTCTTGGGCAACATGACTGTCAACACCAGCAACATGGTGATTGGCGAGAACATCATTGCCAAACCAGCCCGTTGGCACAAAACGGTCTCAGTTAACGTCACAGTAGCTGGACAGCGCCAGCCAGTCTTTAACCGCAGGTATGAATACCTCCGCGAGTACTGGCCTAATCCCGCATCCACAGAAGTCCCCAAGTTCTACTGCGACTACGACTACACCCATTGGTTGATCGCTCCTACACCCAATGATGATTACGCCTTCGAGGTTTTGTACTACGAGCGAGTGCAACCCCTTGATTCTTCCAACCAGACGAACTGGTTTACGCAGTACGCTCCTCAAGCGCTCCTGTATGGTGCTTTGTTGCAAGCTATGCCTTTCTTGAAGAACTACGATCTAGTTCCTTCATGGCAAGCTCAGTACAAGCTCATCATGGACACCTTGATGGCTGAAGACAAGTTGCGTATCGCAGATCGTCAAGCAGTGGCACAAGACTCATGAGTTACAACAGCCCATTCACAGGTCAGGTCATTCAACCGACCGACGTCTCTTTCCGTGCCATCACGCTGAGTGCTAACACCCAGTTGCAGTGGCCTATCAACGGTAACGCAACAGACGACTACGCCGCTCGTATCATGCAGGTCACGGCAACCACAGCAGGTCTAAACCTGTACATGCCCCCTGCTAACCAAACCTCGGTTGGTAATGATGCGCTGATCCGAAACACTGGTGCAAACACCTTCACGGTCAAAGACTTTGCTGGTACGAACACCATTGTGTCTATTGCCGCTGGTGAGACCAAGTACATCTACGTCACCACCAATACGAATGATCAAGGCACATGGGGCATCATTGCCTTTGGTGTTGGTACATCAAATGCAGATGCGGCTACGCTTGCTGGTGCAGGTTTGGTCGCCTCTGGCGCTACTCTGAATCAAAGCCACCCTGTGGTTTCTTTGATTGCTGGCTATACCTTTACAACCACAGATCGCGCTCAGACCTACATTTGGGGCGGCGGTACAACGACAGCTACCTTGCCTGCTAGTGCCACGGTTGGAAACAACTGGTTTACTCTTCTGAAGAACAACGGCACAGGAACCCTGACCGTTGGCACAACTGGTTCTGAGCTGATTGATGCTGGTCTGACAAAGACGTTTGCTCCTAACGAGTCAGCTTTCTTGATCTCCACTGGTTCTGCTTATGTGACCGTAGGTTACGGAACAAGCACTCAGTTTGAGTTCACAGCCTTGGTTAAGAACGTCACAAATGGCGCCTATACTCTTACAGCTAGTGAAGCATCAAACACCATCCAGACATACGTTGGAACGCTGACAGGTAACGTCACAGTCACCTACCCTCCTGTGGTTAACTTCTACGTTGTGAGTAACCAGTGTAATGCTGGCGCTTTCACGCTGACTTTGACAACAGGTGTCTCTGGTGGTGCTACAGCTACGATCCCCTCTGGTGGTCAGGCTACGCTAATCTGCGATGGCACGAACTTCTTGAACGCCAACACGGCTTTGGCTGGTGGTGTGTCTCTGTCGCTGATTAACGGTACAGCAGGGGTTCCTTCGCTGAACTTCTCATCGGAGACAAATACGGGCTTGTATCGCCCCGGTGCGGGTCGCTTCGGCATCTCCGTCTTGGGAACACAGATTGTTGACGTTGACGCTACTGGTACGCAGGTCACTGGTGCGATTGATGCGACTAGCACTGGAACTTTCCTTGGCGGCGTTAGAGGCGGAACGTTCTCATGACAAAAAAGGTCTTTGCCCTCGACACGAAGCCGGGCATCCAGCGCGATGGCACGGTCTTCGACAAAGACTTCTACAACGACGGCAGATGGGTTCGTTTCCAGCGTGGTCGCCCTCGCAAGATGGGTGGCTACCGCCAAATTACCGCCGCCCTTGCTGGCATCTCCCGCGGCATCTTTGTTGACTCTGAGAACGGTTTCTCCAAGATCTTCAACGGCTACCGCAATGGTCTGCAAGTCATCGAGATTAACAACAGCGGAGTCGGTGCTGGTATTACCAACTTCGTGATCTCCTCGCCCCTAAACTCTTTGGGCACGATCACTGCTGGTTCTCAATATACAAATGGCTCATATACAGCCATCCCCTTAACTGGTGGAAGCGGATCAGGCGCAACAGCAAACATCACTGTAGCGTCTAACGGTGTAACAGCGGTCACGATTGTCAATGACGGTAATGGCTACTTGGTAAACGATACCTTGTCCGCCGCGCCAGCATCGATTGGTAATGGTGTGAACACCTATGGAACGATCACAGGTGGCTCTCTGTACGCCAATGGGACGTATTTGAGTGTCCCCATGCTCAACGCTTCTTCCACGCCTGCTGGCACTGGCTCTGGTGCAACAGCGAATATTACCGTCTCTGGTGGTGCTGTCACTGGCATCACAGCTCAAGACCGTGGCGTAGGCTACAAAGACACAGACATTCTGACAGCCAACCCTGCT